CCAGTAGTACCGGCAACCGTTGCAACATCGGCACCGGAATAAGTAATTACGCCAGTTACAGCATTAACAGCTTCAACCGTCCTAGCGCCACCAATTACAGTACCATTTGACTTAGTTAGAAGGTCAATAACCATACCCGGCCGAAACTTCCGAGCATCTGCCACAGAAACAGTAACCGTATTTACCCCATCCGCCGTAATTTCAGCAAAAACAGCGCCTGGGTCTTTAGCAGTTACCCCTAACCTATTACCAATTTGCGCTCTTGCCATTATTTCTTTTCCTTTTTAGTCGGCTGGGGAGTTGAACCATACTTATCCGTCCATCGGCGAGCAATTGCTGGGTGTTTAGCCCACATAAACTTACGCTGCTGCTCACTCTTGAACGGCATTACTTCTTCGCCTTCTTTTTCTTCTTCAAGCGTCTAGACACAGCTCCTTTACTCACCACCCCACCCTTAAATTGTGCAGCTTTTTCAGGTTGACCCTTAGATGAGTAATAAGAAGCTACGTGTCCAAGCTGACGCTTACGCTTCTTAGGATCAGAAGAAGGACTAAATGGGTGCGGCACCTTCTGTCCCTCCCATAGCCGGCGAAGGAATATTAGGATCGGCCTGCTCTCCAGCATCCTGTGGAATAGGCTGACCATTATCCGCCGCAGCAGCACCAAGACGAGGATCATTCGCCAACATCGGATTCCCAGAAGCAGCCACGACTCCCTGCTTATGGGCATTTGCGTGCTGACGAATAGCTATCTTGATTTCGTCCTCAAGTTCCTCGAATTCTTGGGTCTTACAGTAATTATCATGTTCCATAATATGAATCTGATGATTATCAAATTCGTTTGGCCCGAAGGGCCATTGACCACCAACCTTGACTTTCTTGGAAAGCTTGACATTCTCCCTCTGCGCCTGACGAGCATCAAGCTGTAGTTCTTCATACAGCTTCGCCGTTTCCCCCATATTCAGGTATCGGAGAGCCTTGTCGGGAGGGATGATTTGCTTGTTGACGAGTTCCATGATAAAGGCTTGTTTTGCCGCCCTAGACACCGGCGTAGCTGATCCAGCCTCGACGCGAAAATCCGTGTTCCCCCGAATGTTAGCCTTGGAGAACATATAGGCTTCAAAGGCGCCGTTTTCTCCAATGACGTTAATTTTTCTTTGTGCATTCCAGAATTGCTTAACATGACTGAGGAAATGCTTACCGAGCCTCTCCACACCTTCTTCAAGTGAGGAAATGGTAGGCGCCAACTTACTGTCGTCCTGCTCTTGCAAGTAGGATATGGCTGTGGCAGCGGTAACTCCAGGAGGAACCGAACCTCTGGTAACTTCGTGCTGCGAAGAGATATCGTCCATATCTTTTTGGATACGGTCATACTCTTGGATAACATAACCTGGAATGTTCTGGAGCGGAATAGGTGCTGGTGCGGCATATCCGGCCTTGTATTCAACGACTAGCCCTGGCTCAGAAGTAATTTTGTTAACGTCAATTGATCCGCGAACTGCCGCAAGCTGAGGCTTAGCCATTCGATTCTTAGCTTCAATAAGCTGAGATCGTGTTCGATTGAACTCTCTCTGAAGCGGGATGATATCAACCAGGGTAGAATCACCGTAGAATCGCCCTGTTGGAATATGCTCCAGCTTAGTGAATGGATAATCGCCATGCTCAAACGGCCAATCTTCAGAAATATTGAGAATTCGATCCTTAACCCAGGTAACTACGGCGCCCTTCGGCCACTCACTACAGGGCTTGTAGTGACACTCTCGTACAGCGACGTAATCCTTTGGCATATTGGATGAAGTAATGCCAGCAGACATAAGAAAACGAGACTCAAGCAAACCACCGGAATAAGAATCAGGCTGAACGTTAACCTTGAAGTGATCGCGAACCCAATCAGCAGATTTCGCAAGAACATGGATAACATAAGCTTGGTTCTCAAGTTCTTCTTCCTGGGTATCTGGGATCAAGATATTGAATGGCGAAACAGGTTCAGCTTGAATCGCGCCCTTGACACCAGCAAAGTCAATCTTATCCTTGTCGTACCAGTCTTTAATAAAACTGGTGCCACACAGGAGCTTCCAGAATGTAGCTCTCCGAAGACAGCGGTTCATATGCAAACCCCGCCAGCAAGCATCAAAGATATTCTCAGCCGCAGAAGCAGCGATTCTATCCTGATCGTCTGTACTGGCGGGGATTACGAATCCTCGCGGCTTTTCTTTATTTATTTTTGAGTGTTCTCCACGAATAATGGCGCGAGATTTGTTGGTAACCAATCGAACACGCCACGGTGGAGCAGCCGGTTCATGAAGTCGAGAAAACGAAGTATCGCTGATACTGTTGTCAAGAGAAGCAGCGCCGGCCCACTGTACGTAGTGACGCCCGAAATAGAATGCAAGATTGACATACCATTGGCGCTCATATACCAACCTCGCTTGTTTGGCTTTACCGTAGTGCGCGTTAATCTTCTGCAAGAGTGCAGAATGATCCCGCTTACTTAGTGCAAGCTCTACAGGATTTGGCTGGCCGTTCTGATGTTCAACGAGAGTCATCAGGCATCAAACCTAGTTCTCTCATATCATCCGACATATCGTAGACTGTTTCCCCGATACCTTCATTTGCAGCTAATTGACCCCAACGACGGAGTTCTTCTTCATCTGACATTCCACGAGCAGGAGTAGGATCAGTGTCAGACTCCGAAAAGCCCGGTTGCATCGCTTGAGTCATCTGAATGTAGCTCTCCCACGTCTTCGTCATCATTCGATTCAGAAGACGCTCCCTCTCCCTCTCCCAATTCTCTCTTTCCAGTTGGTACTGCCGGTTCTGGCTCCAATAGAGTTTCCAGAACAGCGCCGCCTGACCGCACAATACTACCATCATTATGGACAGTGTAACCAGCGTTAGCGAGGTCACGCAAAACACCTTCCAGCGTAGAGAGTTTCTTGGTAAGACCGTAAACTGTATCTTCCAAATGTTCTTTCGTTGCCAAAAGTTCTTTGTACTCATCAGGAGGAAGATAGTTTACAAGTCTTGCAATTCCTTCAACGCAAATATTACAGATATACATGGCACCGTGAAATTCCACGGTCTGGTTCGTATCAATGTAATACTCCCGATTCCCGCTTCCACAAAAGAAGCAGGAACCGGGCAGCGCAGTAGGAGAAAAGGTAATTTCCATTAGAGGGAAGCAGGCTCTTTCTTCGTAGCTCCCGTAGCCTTAGTAGGAGTAGGAGTTTCCTCAGTCTCTCCAGCGGCTTCCTTATCGAGTTCTTCCTGAAGCTTACGACCTTCAGTAACTCGATCAGCAGACTTCTCTTCAATTTCAGAAGCCCGCTCAAGTTCACGCTCACGAGTCTGAACATCGAGCCAATCAGATTCAAGAGTGTCACGCTCTTCAACAATAATATCACACTCTTGCATAGAATTAGGAACACTCAGCTTTCCGGCTTCGCCCTGTGCTGAGCGAATAGTAACGGAATTAACGAGAACGTGGTCGCCCTCAGATTCCCAAGCCTTCTCGCCGTTGATTTTAATTACGAAACCCATTAAAATTCGCCTCCAAGGTTGAAGTCAATAACAGAAGCGTATTCCCTGTTCTGAGTCTGAGAAGGCTTCGCCAACTCCTCGTCCACTCTGTTCACTGATACTGCCACACCGACGCCCATCTGTCTAGCCAAATGTTCATACGATACCTTAGGAATTGCGGTGCCATCGTCATACTCAGGTCTAGAGTCAATCATGTATCGAAGCGTATCACAAGCGTGGTCATTTTTCTTGTGCTGTTCTTCCTTCTTATTTCTGTCAGATACTAGTTTTTTCGAAGACCACACGCTCCAGCGAAGTCTTGGCAACTCACTGAGAAGGTTTGTACAGTTTTTAGTAATGTAAAGTTTAGGGTGTCCGTCAATTCCTTCAAGGTATCTTGAAACTCTGTTAATTCCCGCTCGAACATCGTTGTTCCCGAGGACGATCGGTACGTCATGGTCCATGTATTCAAGTAGGATTGAAGTTCCAGTAATCGGATCAACATTTCGGATAGACGGGTCACCAACGAAATAGTCGGGGTTACGTTCGATTCGGGCATTTATTTCATGGACTTTCGCTGCGTGGTAAGACACGATTTGAGAAGACTCATAGTGTTCGTAATATATAAAAATTCGGCCGTCAGGATCAACCGCGCCCCAAAGCCAACACGTTGGGTTATTAAACCCGTGATCCATGCCAGCAAAATGTAACCACTCAGGAGGGGGAATAAAGGGATCAATGATATGCTTAGTTTTGTCGAAGTATTTGCTATAGATAAGTCCCCCGATTTGGACAAACTTACCTTTAAGTCGCATCTCCTTTTCTTCAGCAGTAAGACCGCTAAGAAAAGCTTCAACCTCTCCATAGTTAACGTGAGGATTCTCAGTGAGGTCAACCGTAACACAATCAATATCATCATTAGTTGCAGCAGCTTCATAGATTTCATCGAAAACCCACGTCATCCCTTCTGTGGGTGTCATCGTCAACCAGAGAGAACCTTGGGTGTCGATGAGCCGCATGACGCACTCTTCATAAATGTCTCTAGGAGGTTCCTCGTCGAACCATACGAAGTGCCTACTCGTACCAGCAAACTTTTCAACATCTTGTTCGTATGACATAAACTCGACTTGCGAGCCATTGGCAAGTCTAAGTATACGGGCTTCACGATCATAAGCCTCAGACCAGCTTCCTCCGTCCAAATATGAAGAAGGAAGCCATCTTGCGATTTCAGGCTTAACGATTTGTTCAACACCGTGGAGGAGATCAACTGCAACAATGCGTCCACGGACAGGTGGCTTAGGGGTTTCTCGAAAAGGATGTTGACCTGTGAGCCACCAAACACATTCAATGGCACCACCCACTGTTTTGCCACTCCTGTTACCCCCCGCAAAAAGCCTCTTGTGGGCAGTTGAACCATGAAATTGCATCTGCTTTTCGTGCGGATTATATCCGTGCATATTTGGCCGCAAAGCAGCCATTTTAAGCCCAGAAGAAATCCCCTGGAAGACTTCCTTCTCGTTACGAATCTTTTTCTGTCTCACTCTTCAGTCCACATAACATGGGCAATCCACATATCAGTAGCCGGGTTCTGGGTTGCCAGCGTGTAATCCAAACGAACCAAAAATCCCTCATTAGGACGAATAATCAAGGGGTACATATCGAAGAACAAAGTCTTGTCAAACATCTCATAACCCGCAGCAGTAATAAGACGTGGAGCAAACTCTTGAGTCAATGCTCCACCGGACGCAGTTGCTGCAAGGGCTGATGCAGCTAGTGTACCATCCGCAGAAGCATCTCCTCTAAGAACAATATTTGCATCTGAAGAGAGGGTAGAATCCTCGGCAGCTTTAGTTAGAGTAGCGCCGTTAGTAGGTGCAGCCGTAACCCGATAGATTCTCACAATAGGAGGTAAAACTGTTACCGCCTTGACTACTGTAGTAGTTAAGTCGATACCAATACCATTAACGCGTACAATTTTAGCTCCTGAACCGTTCCACAGCGTCATAATGTTGGCGTTAGCTGTACCAGCACGGCCAGGAGTTCTCAGCGTCGAAGCGCGTCCCTTATAAGTAGGCGTAGTTCCTGCACCAATAGCTACCGTCCCAGAAATAGGGACAGGCGTAGCTCTCAACTGTGCATCTGTAAGTGGACCAGTTACAGCCTGAGAAGCAGGAAAGTTTCCTACTTGAATAGTCTCAAGTGCAGCTAGAGAACCTGAATCTAAGGCTACAGCAGGTAAAGAGCCAACCTGAATTGTTTCTAACGCTGAAAGACTAGCAGAATCTAATGCTACTGTTCCTGAGACGGGAACTGCTGTCGCTCTAAGTTGTGCATCTGTGAGAGGACCTGTAACTGGATGCGACGGGACTGATCCCAACGATACAGGGACAGCAGCAGCACGAAGCTGTGTATCAGTAAGAGGCCCGGTAACAGGCTGGGAACCAGGAAAGTTACTAACGGATACGGAGCCAGAAACAGGAATAGGGTTACCAGCATCGTTAGTAATCTCCATACTCGCAGGATCGGCAGGAAAGTTGTTAATTCCAATTCTACCGTTTGCATCAACAGCTAATCTCTGCGTAGGCGTAGCATAATCCTTAATTCCTACAAGATCAGGACCAGAACCGCCTCCACCGCTTCCGCCACCAGTATAAGGAACCCAATCCGTAGCGGCCGTATCCCAAACATACAATTGAACCGGAATAGCATTAGTTTCTATGTCAACAGGTACGTTTGGCTGTAAAAAGACCTTTCCTGGTCTGATCTTGGTGGGGGGCATATTAGACCGGCCCTAAATCTTCAATAAGAATAAATGCAGGGACAGCCGCAGATGCCTTCATAGATACTGTACCAGTACCCCCACCCAACTCGCCACGTAATTTATAAGTATGAAGTCCTGCTGAGGGCGTAAGAACGGCAACAGCCTGAGCCGTACAAGTAAAACCCGTATCCGGTACTGTAGCGGTACCTCGACTCAAAGGCGACGCACCCTCATAAATCCATAGATCGGCCTTATTACCGTTCACTGAAGACATAAACGAGGCAAAACCTGTAACTTTAATTCTATGGCCCGACGGAACGTTAACTTGTTTTGAAAGCCCAGTCAAATCAACGACAGTCGAAATTGTATTTTGATCGGCTACAACCTGTTCATAGCCCAAAGCTTGCAAGGACTCACCGCCTCCACCAGCATTATTATAAAGTCTCTTTAAATCAGAATAACTAAGTCGAGCTACTTGAGCATCAGTAAGACCTAGCGCAGCCTGGAAGATCTCAATATCTAAATCAGTAAGAGAAGGCATTAAGTCACCGTAACTCTAGAGGCAATAAAGATAATTAATGCAATTACGGCTAAAATCGCAACGAGTGTCCAAAGCCAGTTGTTAGGAGGCATTAGAAGTCCCTCACCGCTCGACGATTAGTACGACTGACAGGCTTACGTCGAATTGCCACACCACCTACAGGTTCTTTACGCCGCTCAATTGCCCGCTCAATTACCTGCGGAGGAATAATCTCAGTTTTCGGCTCACTATTCTTCTTAATCTTATCCTTCGTAGACTGACCCATTCCAAGATCGCGTAGACTCTTACGGGTATAGCCAAGAGGACCGCCCGTCTTCAATTTACCTCTCGACATAATCCATCGAATCGTTTCATCTGCGTCTGACATTGGCGCAGATGCTTTTCCGATAAATCGGCCGATCTTACCGAGAGTAGATTTATCCCAATCCTCTGCTCTCTTTTTATCTTTCTCAGACTTTGGAGCATACTTAATTTTAGGCTTCTCAGTCCTAGTAGTCATTCTACGACCTCAGCTTCATAGACCTGAGGTTCATACGACTGTCGGAAGATATCATCTTTGCAGGGGTAGAATTCTCCCTTCACACCGCAAATAACCCAATCCCCGAAATTAGCAATCATTCGCCCTTCGAGGGTTCTGATTTCCAGGGCTGCTCTAACACTTCCAAAGGGTTTGCACTCTTCGTAAATACTATTAGTAATTCTAGCTCCGCACCATTCTGCGACATCCTGATAGTTTGTGGAAGATAACCGGACCGCTTCAATGATGACAGGACGTTTTCTATACTGCCCTCGTTCGTTTTCAAGCATCCGCTCTTTCCAATCTGTGCGTCTGCCTATTGAAACGCAGGCACCGATATCCGAACGCCAACCCAACCCGCTCATTTAGCGTGCTTACCTCGATCTACCTCAGCCTGCTTAATCATGACATTTTCTTTGACCTTATCCTGTCCCTTACGGGCAAGATCACCAAGACGGTTACGTTTACCAATCCTACGACCTACAGCGCCCTTCGAGTATTCTTTCTCACCCTTAGCCATCAAAAACCTCCATAGCAAGTGCAAATGGCTGCAACCTGTTACCATGAATCATCAACCAGAACGTATGTTGACCATTTTGAATCTTTTTCAGGTCTTCTTCCTCCAATAGAATCTTAGTGAAGTACGTATTGATGATTTCCCCAGAATTTAGGGCTGTCGGCCCAACAAAAACCTCCACAGGACAGATATCTTCGTTAGTCAAATCAGCATTTGGCGCAGCCATCACTATCTTACGGTAATTCTCTCCCCAGTTGTCTTCAATCGGAATTGGGCGCATCAATTAACCCTTTCCGACAGGGCAGTCTGTGTAGTAGCCCGCCTCGGCATTACTTCTTCTAACTCTTCTGCAATTGTGACGAGAACTTGTGGGTCGGTAACGTGCTTTGACACAACCTCAACAACTCTAAGCATGACTGCTTCGATGTTGACGTCAATGTTGAGTTTCGGAGTATAAATTCCACGCATTTCAAAGAAAAGCTTAAGAGCGTTAACATCGCCCCGCGAAACAGCCCTCGTAAGTGCAAGGTAAGCTTCATGGTCACTTCCCTTGAACATCGCTTCGCCACGCTTGCGGAGATATTCCACAAACTGTGGCTGTCGCATCCAAGCGTTGTACTGCTGTTGCGAAGTCTGGACTATCTTGAGTTTTTCTCGTATAGACCTGCGATCGTGCATATTAAGCAGTAGGTTAGCGAGCATGATTTGGCGTGGGTCAAGGACCTTGCCACTAATTCCGGGTGTAAGATCAATACCCCTCGTTGCAAGGGACTCCTTGAACTTATCTGATCCAAAGCTCTCAAGAACTCGCTTTTTGACAATCCCGAGCTTGTCTGAGATAACTTCCGGGCTAGGTACGTATCCTGTTTCCCAGAAGGTCTGCTCACAATAGTTGAGAATACGTTTGTCGATCGTGTCAATAAAACCCCCTACAGGCTGTGGAGGTGCGGGTTCTGGAGTAGTTTCTGTTTCGTCGAAGAGACTCATGAGTCCTAAGCGACCTAACGGTAGCCGTAGTAATCAGCAGTACGTTCA